CCTGACGCTTGAGGTCATCTCAGGAACTGCAAGCTCGGAAATGTCGCCTATCGCCTCGATGGCGGCGTTGGCCTCAGAGGTCGCGGCGTTGGCGCTACCCGCTGCCGTGTTGGCCCGCTGGGCGGCTGCATTGGCAGAACCCGCAGCCGTGTTGGCGCTCGTCGCCGCCGTCTCGGCCCTGTACGCCGCATCGCTCACCGATTCAGCGGCCTCGGTGGCGCTGGTTGCGGCAGCGTTCGCGGCATCCGCAGCGGTGTTGGCCCGTCCGGCGGCAGTGGTGGCCGACGATGCCGCGCTGTTGGCCGAAGAAGCCGCCGTGTTGGCCGCTGTGGCCTTGCTGTTGGCGTTGCTCGCAGCGGTGTTGGCAGCACTCGCAGCGGTGTTGGCAGACGATGCCGCCGTGTTTGCAGCGGTGGCCTTCGTGTTCGCATTGCTCGCCGCCGTGTTCGCAGCCGTCGTGGCAGCGGTTATCTGGGCGGTTAGCTCCTCGATTAGCTCCTCGTTGGCATTGGCGATGCTCTCGGCCATGTCCTCGTAGGTGGCGATGCGCTTCACCGTTCCCGCCGCGAAGCAGATGTAAGCGGCCCTACCGTCGCTCGCGCTCGTGTCGCCGGATAGCACGATGGCCCATTCGCCAGCCACCAGGCGCGATGGGTCGAAACGGTCGTAGATGCCGCGCCTATGTTGAATAGCCATTCTTCACCTCCTTGCAGTGGTTCTCAGGCGATGCCCTCGATGGCGCTCAGGAGAGCCGCCACCGCGAGCATCGCCGCTATGTATCCCAGGACGATGTTCAGGTTGTACCTCATGGGTGCTCCTAGCTGTAGACGTTGTAGCGGGGCTGAGAGCCGTCCTCGCGCCAGATGCGCACCGCATCCATCGCCACGCCCATCTCGCCCGCGAAATCGTCCGAGCTGCCGCCAGTGTCCTTCAGACCCCTCATGACGGGGTTCCAACCGCCGCCCAGGTTGTGCGACTGGTAGCACACGCTGGGGTCTGCGATGCGCAGCGCGTCGATCGGGTTGCCAGCGCCAGCCATGCCGTTCTCCTCGTCGCCGAGGTCGTACTTGCTTACGCACGGCCACCAGCCGCCGCCCTTGTCGTGCACCTGGTAATCACCGACGCCCTCGATGGCGATGTAACGGATGGGTTGACCCATGACGCCCGCGTAATCGTCGTCGGTGCCCGTGGTGTCGGACTTGCCGATCATGTCGCCCTGCCAGTCAGCGCCGCCCGATGGCTGCGACGGCGAAGGGCTTGGTTGCGGGGCTGGCGTCGAGGGCGAGCTGTCGCTGTCGGGCGGGATGAGAACCCAGTCCCAATCGCCCCAGTTCGGCGCGACGCTGATCTCATTGCCCGTCTGGTCTCCTGGCGCTCCGTCGATGTCGCCCGTCTCGGCGATGTGAGCGCCGACGTTATTGCCGTCGCCGACGTACATCTCGGTGTGCTGGCGGTAATCGTTGTACGCGAGCAGGATGTCGCCAGGGGTGCAGTCCCAGATGTTGCCGTCCCAGGGAACGGCGGTGAAGCCCGCAGCTCGGAAATCTTCGAGCATGGTGCCCGTGTAGCCCGACTGCGGAACGTCGTAGCCAGCCTGGTTCGCCGACCAGTACATCAACGACGAGCAATCGAAATCGGTGCCCTGCCACGGCCATCTGCGACGCTGCGAGTACCCATGCGAGTCGTCGTTCGCGACGCCGACCGCGAGGGCGACCATATCCTCCCTCTTACCCATTTGCGACCTCCTTCGGCTCCTCGAGGGCGAGAATCGCCGCCACGGTGGCCTTGTCGCTCGACGTGGCCTGGATGACCTTCTGGGTGGATTTGACGCTCTGGCCGTCAACGTAGGCTTCGCACGCCGCGTAGATGCCAACCGATAGCGCCATGCACACGGCGCAAACGGTCGGGTCTGCGATACCCGTGACCCCTGCCGCGAACGATGCCAGGAAAGCCGCGACGGCCAGCCAGAACTTCCTACTTGCCAGTTTCTGAATCATCTGAATCCTCCTTCATCTCGATATGCGGCAACTGCTTGTTGGCCCCGTTGCCGCCCGTGTACTTCAACTTTCCCCGCGTGACGAACGCAAGACTCGCGAACTCCACGCCGAAGCAGGCGAAGAAGAACGCGGTGAGCGTGTCGTTTAGCTGCTTGCCGTTCCACAGGAACACCAGGCAGGTGACTGTGAAGGCGAGCACGAGCACCAGGCACGTCGCCACCACGAGCTTGCTGTACGCCCTCTCGGGCTTCCTCTTGTGCTTTGCCATCCGACCCCCTATCTCGTGATCAGGTAGTTCTGCATCTCGTCTCTCGCATGAACCATCTGCTCTTTGTGGTTCCCGTCGATGAGGTGGTTGGCGATCTGCAAGAGCAGCTTGGATTGCAGCTCGTTGCTCCGCTTGAGGTCGTTAAGGCGCTCGTGGTCGTTCAGCAGCTTCTCGTCGTGCTCATCGACGAGCTGCTTCAGGTCTGTGGTGGGCTTGGTGAGTTCCTTCCACGCTCTCAGGCCGTTGACAATCAGCACGAACGCCGCTATTACCCCGAGCAGCACCACCACCGCCGTCTGGATATCCGAAAACCCGTACATTGGCTACTCTCCTTCCAGAAGCTCTTCAAGCTCGTTGATGCGCTCGCGCCATTCCTGGCGCTGGGCGTGGACGGGGGCGAACTCCTCATCCGTCAGCGAGCCTTCGGCATACTTCAGGCACTTGTAATCCGTCTGTGCGAGAAGCTGCTTGTAGGTGTTGATCTCGATTACGATTTCCTCTGGTGTCATTTCCTTACCTCCTTGCTGTTCGCTTCCAATGCTTCGACACGCGCCAAGAGCGCGTTAATCGTCTCCTGCTGCTCGTCTATGCGCCTTTCGAGCGATTGGGCGTATGCCGTGAGGGGTGCGATGAGCGCGGTGTAGTCGAGCGTCAGCGGGTCGAACCCTAGGCTCTCGTCGGTGTGTTGTGCGGTGACAGTTGCGGTGTTCCAGCCGTCAGGCTCCACATCCCTAACGTCCTGCGCATAGAAGCCAACGTGTCGCTCGCCATCTTTCGTGTAGAGCGCTGGCTTTAGGTTGCGCACGAAATCACAGGCATCATCGCCAAGGTACTTGTGGTGTTCCTTGAGCCTGCGGTCAGAGTTTTGGGTCAGCGTGCCAGCACACCAGACATTGCCGTTACCCTGCACATAAAAGGCGTTCTTCCTATTGCTGCTAGATGTTCCAGCACCGATGATTAGCAGCTTTCTGTACTTCATCTCTGATTGGGTGTCAGTTACGTTGTAGGCACCAATAACTGTCTGCGCTTCGTCTGTTGCCGTCGTGTAGTAGCCGCCAGCGTGTGAATAGCTACCAGATGCGGTTGTATCGTACCCCTCTGCATGGGATGATTCGCCAGTCGCTGTTGTATAAGACCCTTCTGCATGCGCTGCAAACATGTTCGATGATCCGGGAGCCGTGCCAGCAACCGTGTTTCTACCTTCTGCGTGGCAGCAATTGCGGTACGTCTTGGTTGATGATCCCTCTGTGTGAGAGTAGTGCCCGTTTGCCTCGGTGTTGTTGCCCTCGGCATGGGATGCGTAACCACTCGCCTTGTTGTTTAGCGCCTCGGCAACTGAGTAATTGCCGATATCAACGTATGAGTCGGCATTTCTTACGCCAAGCGTGTAGTAAGCCGCCGTTGTCTTGCTTCCAAAGGCATTGTTTCCGTCACCATAGCCAAAGTGAGCAAGGATAGTTGAGCCATAGCGAATGTCAACGTAACCCTCAGAGGACATGACGATATTGCCCGACCCGCTCGTCCTGCCGACTCGCACGATGGATTTCGAATTCTGCACTCCCGCGTAAATCGCCGAGCTTCCAGCACTGTCGAATATCTCGACGCCCGAACCGCTCACCCTCGTCTTCGCGCTCGTGCCGCTGTATCCCACGTCTAGACCGCTCGAACTGTCATACGAGAGGTAGTTCGTCGCGACCTTCGAAGCATCCTCAGCCTTCTGGTTCGCGCCGTTGAGGGCTTTCGCGAGAACGGGGTCGGTTCTCGTAACATTGCCGTCAGACCACGTGATCTTGCTGCGAGTCCAAATATAGTGACCGCTCTGCCACGCTGGTTCGAGGGTGCTCCACGAGCCGCCAGTTTGCGTCGTGCTGCTGCTCGATAGATAGTATTCCTCGACGATCGCGCTCACGCCGATGCCAGAATCGCCTTTTATCTTGCTCCACGAGTAATCGCGATAGTTCGTGCTGTCGGCGAGCCTGTTGTCCGTGTAAACGCCTATGTACGCCTTGTCCGTCGAGACGGTCGTGCTGAACCCCGTCGAGCCATCGGCGGAGTTCGCCCACGCCACGTGCACGTAACCGTTCGCGCCAGGGGTGCCGTTCGCGCCGTCACGGCCAGATATACAGACGGGATTGCTGTAGGAGACCCCGTTCCCGCTCACCGTCTTGGTGCGTTGCCAGATATAGTAACCCTCGCGCCAAATCGGCGAGTTAGTAGCCCATCCGTTCGTCGGTGCAGTGGTGCTGCTCTGATTCTGGGCGTACTCCACATCGACGCTCGTTATCGTCGCGTCAACGTCGTCCAACACGCCCCGAACCGTGCGGTTGCCCATGTACGCGAGCTGGTTGATCCGAACGTCGCCCGTCTCCATGTCGATGAGCAGCATCGGGTTCTCGGGGTCGCCGACCACCAGCTGCCCCGCATTGACGTAGGTCGCGTCAAGCCCGATCGTGTATATGCGGTTCAATATCGCGTTGCCGGTCACGTCGAGGCCATAGGGATAGGTCTTGCCGCCGTCGGTGGATATGCCGAACGCGTTGGCGTTGAGCTTCCACACCACCTTGGATTCTGCCAAGGTGGGCTTGTCGTGCATGTAGTAGATGTTTGAGCCGTCGGACTGCTCCCGAACCGTCATGTACAGGCCAGCCGACTGCGCGAGCTGCTCGGCAAGGTTCTCGATTGCCTGCTCTCGGTCTGTCTTCTCGCGTGTTATCGAGTTGCGCAACTTGACGACGGCCCGCGTCGCGGCAGAGTAGGAGGATGCTGAATGCCTGCTCGGCGTTTCGGCATTGCAGGCGTACGTCTCGTAAGCCCCCACCTTGTAAGTGAGCCTTGTGATGTAGCTGCAGTACTGGTTCTGCAGGTGGTCTGTCAGGATGATGGGGTCTCCCGCCTCGATGGAGGGGTCTCCCAGAGCCGACACGTCGAACGGCCTGAACCGCATGCCCACGACGCGTTCGCCCACGCGCTCTGCAACGTCTGCGGCAGTGCCGTACTGAATCAGGGGATTGTCGGGGAATTCGAGCACGTAGCCCTCGCTCCCGTAAAGCGAGGTCTCGCCCTCGAGGTCGTCCCCCTCGTCCTGCTCCTTGTCCTGCGCCGTCACGCGAACGCCCGTTATCACAACGTCATCGGTCACGATTGACGCGCTCGAATAGGCGAAGATACTGGCGTACACGTTGCTGCCGAACTCCCCGCCCTCCACGGTGTCACCGCTGCCGTAGTCCGTGAAGTTGCCGCCGTCGGCGGTGTCGCCGTCGGAATACGGCCTGGTCGTTGTCGTGTAGGTGCCGCCGTCCAGCCAGTCCTCGCTCTCGAAAGCAGCCGTGTTGTACCAATCGAGCCTCAGATAACCCTGGTTGTTGAAACGCGCCCAGTTGCCCGATGCCTGCGCAGCGTAGGACAGCATTGCCAAGCAGGTCAGGGAATCGTCGTCTGGGCGCTCTTGCACAACGAAATCGTTGTTCACGAAATAGGTGTTGTTGAGCGTCACGCCGCATTTCGTGCAGATGTTCATGACGATGGTGCGCAGCGAAGCGGGGTAGCGCGTCGTTACCTCGTTGTAGGGGCGCTCGAGCTTGCACATGGCATCCAGCGCCTTGATGTGGATGGTGCTCCCGTAGGTCTCGGGCTGCTCTATGTAAAACCTGCCCTTGCGCAGCCATTCGACGCCACCATTTGATAGGCGCACCCCAACGTAGGGGTCTATGTAGCCACCGGTGAAATCGTAATCGTCGAACTTCCTGGTGTAGTTGTTCAGCGTGAACTCGAACTGGTT